AATTTGATCTCCCTATTCCCGCCGCGGTAGTCTTTCTGGCCGAAGCCATACACCGTCTGATCTGCTGGGGCAAAGACCACGAGGTCCCCGTCTTCCCCTTTGCGGCCGGAATAATCCCCCACGCGAGTCTTAAAATCGTACTCGCCCAGACCCGTCATGCGGCAGACCCAGGGCGTCGAATACCGACGCGCGTTATAACTTCCGTAGTGCTTCAAAATCGTGATCATAGCAGCCATCCCTTCTGCCCGTCTGGCCGGTAGCACAGCCATGTGTGAGATTTTACGCGGCCTCAACCGCTTTAGTAGGGCGGCCGTGGCGGAAAGCCGAATCACCAGGCAGCCTGCGGATGAACAGCTCGCGGGCGGTGGCGTAATCCGGTCCGATAAAGCCCAGGCGCAGCAGCCAGCAGCGCATTGCATACCGCGGATTATCGGTGACGTGCGACTTCGGGGTGGCGGTCGTGATCCGCTTCGCCATGTCGCTGAGCGCAAGGCACATCTGGACGTATGCCTTGACCTGGCCCGCATGCATTCCACCGCGGTGGCCTACCGGAGCGCTGGGCGTGTAGCTGTCAAACTGGAACAGCCGAAACTCGAGATTGCCGTGGGTGAAGTAGCTGTGCAGGTTCAGCATGTGGTACCGGCTGGAATTGTAGTGCTCGTACCTGCCACCGTCCGCGTTCTGAGAGACATACCAGATATCCGCCAGGTCGTGCATTTCGGTCGGCTTTTTTGCGTTCAGCGCATGCAGGAAGTGCGGATCAACCGGTCTGCACCAGGTCGTCACGCGACCGGCGTCCAGGTTCAGCGCGCCGATCAGCAGCTGCTCGTGCGCCGCCATGAGATTCGCCAGATTCCGCAGCGTTCTGGGGGTGTGCCCTTCCCCACCCACATGGACGTGGATGCCGCAGCTGTGTTCTGGATCGCTGCGGGCGCCCGCTTTGCGCAGGTCGCGCACCAGCTGCTGCAGGACCGGCATCGATTCCCAGTGCAGGATCGGGGTGACCAGCTCAACCCGTTCGTTGTCCGTGGCCGCCACGATGCTGGCGTCGCGCTCAACCGTCCAGGTATTGAAGTCGTTCGCGGGTTCCGCCTGCGGGCGGATATGGCGGCAATCGTAGCAGCCATTCCCGATGTAATCGACTTTGTGCGGTTTCAGCTGCGCGGTCAAGCTGTCGCAGACGACCTGCGCCGCACGAGCGCGGGTGATGTGGTACATTTCGATCTCGACGCCAAAGGTCTGGTCCAGCATGGTGTTCATATAAGTCCCTCCGTTTATGTTGTGTGCTTCTCTTCGAGCGTCTACATATTAACTCTACTGTTCAACGTATACAACGGCTAAAGCGTCGAAAGTTCAACGTAGATTTTGTGTGGTTTTGTCGAGTTCTTCCAGCGCCTCCGCACGGGTCCGACCAAGATGATCCCGGAGGCCAAGACCAGGACCAGGCAGATAAAGCCAGCGGCCTCCGCTCAAGTCCTGGTAGTCGACCAGACCGGCCGCCCAAAAGTCCCGGAGGCGGCCAACGAATCCGTACCAATGCGTGCGGTCCTCGGACCACACCTGGCGGACGGGGCCCAGATACCCGGCGGTTTTTACAAAGCGCATTTTTGCTTCATCTCCCCGTCAAATCAAATGCAGATACTCCGCCGGAACCGGATCATCCCAAGACGGCCAGCGGCCCGTCTCCTCCTCGATCTCATCCATCCAACGGCCGAGCGTGGTCTCCACGAGATACCCACGGGATTCAAAATCTTCTGCAAGGTCGTTCCATGTCATAAGTCAGCCCTCCCTTTCTGCCCAAGCCAGGACCTGCCGCACATAGGCAAACAGCCGGCTATCGCTGATGCCGTAGTACCACTTTGTGCTTCCGTTCGGCTTGCGGATGACCGCGCTGCGTTCCCCAAGAGCGATCCAGATCTGGCCGGCCTGGGTGTCCTTCTCGGCCTCGATTTGATCGGTGAAGCCTTCCACCGGCTTCACGGAGAAGCCAAAGGAGACAAGCCCTGCGCTGGCGCGCTTTACATTGATGATTGCCATTTTCAAAACCTCCGTTTATGCTTAGCAGCTGTAGTATTGTTTCCAACACCGGGTGGCCATTTCGTCGAAGTGGTTATACCATGAAGTCGGGACCGAGAGCGGAGAGTGGACTACGACTTCATACACACCCGCTCGATTCAAGAGCGACCGAACCGCGGCCTTTGCACGCTGAATGTTATCGCAGCGAAAGATCATGTCGTGGTAGCGGATGCCATCTAAAGAATACGGGACTACCACGAACACGTTCTGCGACCCCGCAGGAATGCGACCACACAAGGGATAACCTGCATCGTCCATAACTTCTTCAATATGGATGAGCGAATCATTTGTAAATTTCATTTTCAAAACCCCCATTTTATTGTTGTGTGCTTCCCTTTGAACGTCTACATATTAACTCTACTGTTCAACGTATACAACGGCTAAACTAGCCAAAGTTCAAATATGTTTTTGTGTGTTTTAGTATACGTTGCACCGTATTCAAAAAAGTGGTATAATCTACCCAGAGGTGATAGCCATGCCAATATCGGAGGCCCAAAAGCGCGCCGGGCTGAAATGGGATAGAGCGCACATGATGATCCTGGGGTGCAAGGTCCGCAAAGAGTACGCAGCCCGGGTCAAAGCCGCTGCCGCGGCCAACGGAACCACGGTCAGCACCATCCTCCACAACGCCCTTGACGATTTTCTGGCGCAACACCCACCCGTGCCGGACACGCAAAAGACCCCTGAGCCATGAGCCCAGGGGTTCTTTTTTGTCAACCGAACCTGTCAACCGAAGCTGCGACGGTTGACAGGTTTTTTATATCTTCGGTTGACGCCACAAACCGCAGAGCCGCGCCGTTTTTCGGCATTTGTCAACCGTGTCAACTGCTTTTTTCTTATAAACTAAAAAATAAAGGTTTAGAGATAGAAACGCCTGCGCGCGTGACGCCTGTGCGCCTGCGCGCACGCGCGTAAGGAAAAACGGTTGACACGGTTGACACGGTTGACATCTATAAATCCTGTTCGTTTTTTGCCCCTTGACAGCGATACAATGACCGCAGAAAGTACGCCGAGCGCCGGACGTAGAACGGGCGCACCGGGCATCGTGCATCGTGCCGCACGTTAAACTGGCCGTAAGCCCGGAGAGGGAGGAACAGAAAATGACCAGGGACGAATTGAAAGCCATCGAAGGTATGACCGATGCCCAGATCAACGCGGTGATCGCGCTGTACGGCAGAGACACCCAGGCGCTGACCGCTGAGCGGCAGACGCTGCAGACCCAGATCACTGGGCTGCAGGGGCAGCTGACTACGGCGCAGTCTGGGATGGCAGCGCTACACGGGATGACCGCGGAGCAGGCTGTGCAGAAGATCTCCGAGCTGCAGAACCAGATGACCGCGCAGGAGGCCAAGTATCAGTTTGATACCCGTCTGCGGGCGGCAGCCCGCGCGGCAGGCGCCCTGAGCGAGGACGATGTCATCACGCTGCTGCCCGGCAAGGACACCCTGCAGGCAAGCAAAGAGCAGGACAAGGACATCAAGGCAGCCATCGACGGACTCAAATCCACCAAGGCTTATCTGTTCACCACCACAACCCCAGAGGGAGAGGGAGACCCCGCCTCTGGTGATCAGGCCGGGAAACCGACCACACCGCAGGGCCAGCAGCCGCAGACGCCGCCGACGTCCATCGTGACGCCAAAGCCGCGGACTCCGGCAGGGAGTGATCCCAAGCTGGCGGATTTTATCGACATGAGCGGCATCCAGCGCATGGAGCTGCGTGCCAAAAACCCGACGCTTTTCGCAGCGCTTATCAAGGAGCTGCAGCAGCGCCGATGACTAGAGAGGAGTAATACAATATGCCTACCGGTCTTTTTGGCGGCTACCCGTTCGACCCGGAGGTCTACGCCTCCTTTGTGGACCAGGAGCCCACCTTCCAGGATTCCATCATCGCCTCGCAGATCGTTGCCAGTGACCAGGCTATGGCCGCGACGCTGGCCAACGGCGGCACAGTCGGCACCACCCGCTTCTACAACCCGCTGGACCCCGATGAGAGCGCCCCGCTGGTTCGCGACGGCGCCACCGACAACACGCCGGTCGAGACCGCCGGCGGCAAGCAGTCCTACATCCGCATCGACCGCATGAAAGCCTGGAAAGCCCTGCAGCTCACCCGTGAGCTGACCGGTGCTGATCCGATGGCTGCGGTCGCCCGCAGCACCGGTATGTACTGGCGCATGTACAACCAGAGCCTGATGGTCAAATCCGCCAAAGCGGTTCTGGGCCTGACGGGTCTGGCCTCCCATGTTGCCACCGCCACCAAGGGTGTCACCGCTGCGCTTGTAATCGACGGCCAGCAGGCGGCACTTGGCGAGTTCGCCAACAAGTTTGGCCTGTACGTCATGCACAGCAAGATCTTCGCCGAGTACCAGAAGCTGGGTCTGGTGGACTATAACAAGTACACCATCACCAACGTGCTGCAGCGCGAGGTCGAGCTGCCCACCATCAATGGCCTGATCGTTGTGGTCAACGACCGCGGCACCTACGACGGCACCACCAGCGGCAGCGAGAAGTACCTCAGCTACCTGTTCGGCCAGGGCTCGATTCTGACCGCCACCCCGCGGGTCATCACCCCGGATTACACCGACTATGATCCCAAGCTCGGCGGCGGCACGGATGTCCTGTACAACAACCGCAGCCTGATCCTGCATCCCAACGGCGTCTCCTTTGTCGCTGACAAGATCGCCGGCGAGACCCCGACGGATGCCGAGTTCACGGCCTCTGCCAACTGGGAGCTGCGCTTCAAGCTCCAGCACCTCCGCATCGGCGAG